GTCGGTCCACTGCGATATCAGAGCATCAGGAATAATCTTGATTGGACCCCAACCGGATTTAGTTACAAGTCCGTATGAAGGGTCCATAGAGCATTCTGAAGCTCGGATCCTGCCCCCACCTTCCTTACGGAAGGCGATGCCAGAACCACGTATAGTCCTGACTCTCTCAGAGAGCCAGGCATACTCCGACCGCCCCAAGAATTTTGGGGTTTTTCGTCCTAAGATTCTGACTCGGAAACCTTCGAATCCGTGCTTTGCACGGGTCGGGGTTGCTTCGTCAAAGTCTGTTGCGATGACTGAATCGCCGAAGACATAAGGCCCAAAGAGTCTAAGATTCTCTGGAACCCGCTGTACAACGTCGAGCCAAACACCGCGAAAACGAAAATCACGGCCACACTCAGAAGCCCAACGGCGACTGAGGTGAGTGATACCGTTAGCCAGTTTGAAAACTGACTGGATATCGGTTGGTCGGTCTTTGATGTAGAGTGGTTTGGTGTCACATTGTTCATAGTAATGAACTCCGCATGATTCTCGGAAGCGATCATCAGCATGTGTCTTTTTGCTGTTGACCGTGAATCCGAGTAGTGCAGAGAGCTCCTTGAACAGGGGAAAGGCTTTCTTCGGTAGTATAACATCATCACCGAAGACTGAGACATCTTGGCTAGAGGCCCCAACCACCGAACAACAGTGGAGGGCCAGCGTCAAGAACAGCAACGTCTCTAGCTCGAAGGTAAAGCCGTTTCCCATGGTGGAATATTTCTCCCATAGGTTCCAGCGACCGTTGAGCAAGCCTGCAGGCGAACGGAACACGTCCATAAGAGTAAGCCACCGTTGTGGCATTACCTCTCGGACAAGTTCAAGGCTTATGGTATCACTAGCAGCAGAAAAGTCAACAGTAACTAAGTTCTTTTTTATAGCACTAGAACATAGTTGTTGATTTCTAAGCTGATCATCGATACCATATCCACACCTTCTAAGTCGGCGTTTCATCATCTGGCCGATTCCTTTCTGAAACCATAGGTTCAGTCCGGGTTCGACACAGATGACACGATCCGTTTTAGCGTTCTTTGGGACGGTAATTACCTTATTCCCAGCAGTGATCTCTACCGGCAGCATCCGATTTAGGGATGTATAGTTCAAAGAACCAGTCCTCCCCCAAAGTGGGTACGCCGTAAAGAACCACGGTGAGATAAAGTCCCGACATAATGTCGTTGCACCTTTCTCGCGAAGGTACTTGGTGTACTGGTTTGCGCACTTCCGTGGAAGGTTGTACGTTGCACCAGGACCCCACGCACAAGCATCTACAAACTCATCGGCACTAAAATCGCCTAGGATCGAGCCTATTTTATATGACATGTCGGCAAGACACGTCACCAATCGATGGTCTATTTTTCCACCGATTACGGCCTGATGCCTCTGCTCTCGCAGAAAGCGGTTAGTGACTCCACAGAGTTCTTCTGCTTTGGCAAACTTCTCCAAAGCTACCGTCTTTTTATCAAACGGTAGGCTAAGAAAAGTAGCTTTAGATAGAAGCTCTGTGGCGCAATAGTCCGAGCGAAAGCTAATAGGTTCAATGTAATCCGAAGGATTACATTCAAGCTGGACAAGCTGCTCATGCTCTTTATAAGAGTAGAGAAGCCATACAGCGAGAGACCGCGGGCTATTGATACGCGCAAGAAGCTTACCAATAATTTTATCATGGCAGGCCTCCGAAACGTATTTCGATGTGTTTAGCTGCTCAGAGATCGCAGATCCCTGAAATTGTGCACGACCCGTTCCGCCTTTGCGGCGGAAGTCCGTAGATTTGACTAAAGTCATTTCTACACTCCTCGGAAGGTTTGGTTAGTAGACCGGCTCGAGATTCCAAACGGCGTTGGTCAGAATCGCATGGGAAAAAGCATTCTTCGCAAAAGCGAGAATGTTCTTCCGTTCAGCGAGACTGCAACGTTCGGGAAGAATGAACGAGCCGTCAAATACCAAGTCATAGGCCTTGGTCGGCGCCGGTTGAATACCGGTAGCCGTCGAAGGACTTGTGACTTCCAACACAGGAGTGATTACCTTAAAAGTCACCTTATTGTTGCGCGTTTTCGCACCAGAAACGGGCGGACGCACCGACAGTGAGATGACAGGGTAACCAAGGGCAATACCGCCGGAGCGGTCAGCCCAGGACGAAACATCATTAATGATGTTGACCGGGTCGAAGTTTTTGTTCACGGGAGTTGCTTCCCCGTTTGCGAGAACAACTTGGGCAATTGCAGCCATGTTACTACTCCTTACAAGGTTTATGAGCTAGCGACCGAAGACCTTTTGTAATAGGGCCAAGGCGTTAGCGACATGGGAGGTAGAGACGGGATTTTTAAACCGAGGATAAGTAGCCGAAGGGAATCCGGATAGAGAAGTCAGATCAAACTGCTTTCTCCATTTCCGGCCTCTAAGTCTACCAACGTAGGTTTGAACATACCCGCCCGGAAAGGTGGCTATGGTCCCTTTGCCTTTAACGACTGTCTCGACTTTTTGCTCGATGATTTTTGCAACATAACCATCGACAAAAGTACAGCCGAGTGTCGCATCAAGGTTAGATAATGATTGCCCTACTGGACAAAACCAATCGAAGACGAACGAGAATGGGAGAAGTTCCCATCCAAGATGCGCCGGATTAGTTAAGCCTAGAGAGGCAGCGTCATTTAGACCGGGGTTCGAATACTGAAATGTGCAGCCCACTGTTACCGAGTAATCAGTTAGGTTTTCCTGAGACTTTGTTGTACTACTATCAGCAAAGGCCAGGTTAACTTTCTTTTGAGCTCGGACCGTGGACTTAACAGATCGGTATAACTTCTTTTCAGAGTGCGCTTTAGCAAGTGCTTCCGCACTGCCATACACATCCTGAATAAGAGGTTGCCAACCATACTGAAGAGCGAGCCAGGCGTTAGCCGAGGACTCACGGTTCGATACGCCCTTAGCGTGGGCTTTTCTTACCGATTTCTTCAGATGAACCCCTAGCGCATCGGCTGCACCTAATAGATCACCGCGCTTAACTCGCGTAAAAGACGTTGCGAGCGTCCGTGCTGTGTTTGCTATAAGGTTAGCAGTCTTTTTACGTTCCGCAAACATCTGGGCCAGATTAACTTTTTGGTCTTTGATTTTCTGCAGAACGTTCGCTTCTGCGCGAGCTTGAAGCGAAGCCCATTCCTCTGTGGTTGGACTGGTGAAGTCACCAGGATTCCCCATAAAGGCGCTAATGTCATAAGGTCCATCATACACAGCAGACGGCTGTCCGGGACGAGTATCTGTAAAGGTCATAACTCCTCTACAAGATACCCATTCGGATTTTGCCCAGTGCATAGGACGGACCGGAAGACGACTACCAGACTCCTTAAGAGCCCAGTAGTTAGCGGTATTAGAAGTGTTATGTTCATAGCCGCGATACGTACCATTAACAGTAACGTTATCCACCTTGCCATAGGACCAAGTCCTAGTGGCAGTTTCAGGTGTATAAAGCCCTTGGTTAATAGCACGTGCGACCATGTTCTACTCCTCTAATCAATGGGAACGGAATCAATAGATTCCGGCCGGATTTTTCCGACTAAAGCCCTCGTTCCTTCCAATAACCCAAAAGGGTTAACGGATGGAGC